AAGGAAGATCAGGTCAAACTCCAGAAGGAACAGCAGCAGGGCGAAGAACGCATTTCGATCCTTGAGCAGCAACGGCGCGACATCATCGAGCAGATGAAACTCGCCCAAGCGGGCGATCCGTCGTTCAACTATTCCGACCTGTCGGAGAAACTGACGACGGTCAACGCACAACTGTCCGAAGCCATCGAAAAGATGATCGCCTTCTGGACGAACGTCGGCGGGCCGAACGCGGACGCTCAGATCGACAAGTTGAAGTTGCTGAAAGCCAACCTGACCGAAGTCCGGGATCGCGCTGTCGTTACCGCAACCGATATTGGTAACATCTTCGGCAACACGTTGAACTCGGCATTCAGCGGCTTCCTGGACAAGATTCGGGAAACCGGCGACGTGTTCGGCTCGCTCAAGGAATCGCTGCAGCAATGGTTGTCCGACTTCCTGCTCGCAATGGCAAAGGCCATCGCTCAAGCCGCGATCTTCAACGCGATGATGTCAGCCTCCAAGGCGTTGGGCGGCGGCGGGTCGTTCCTCGGCTCCCTGTTCCAAGCAGCAGCCGGCGCCAAGTTCCACGCGGGCGGTGTGGTCGGCAGCGGTGGTCAGGCAATGGCGGTGTCCCCGGCATGGTTCGCCAATGCCCGCCGTTATCACACTGGCGGGATCGCCGGCCTGAAAGCCAACGAAGTGCCCGCGGTACTGCAGAAGGGCGAGGAAGTCCTGACATCCGGCGATCCCCGCCACGTCAATAACGGTGGCACGGCGGGCGGTCAGTCGATTAAGATTATCAACACCATCGACAGCGGCAGCATGGTTTCCGAAGGACTCAGCACCGCCGATGGTGAGAAGGCGCTGTTCAACTTCGTTCGCGCCAACCGGGCATCACTCAAACAGGCACTGGGTTAAACCGTCAGGAGAATCCGACGACCACGGTAGCCGTAGAACTGGTAGGGTTCAATGTCCGCATCGCTAACTTGTCCATCGACAGGCCGTTCGCCGGTAAGGTGGAAATGTAGAATGGCCGTTTGAACTTCCTGGAGAAACTGAGCGATCAGGGCCAAGTCGTTCGTAGAGCTTTCGGTAGTCTGATACGTTCCCTTGAAAACTTCAGGTGCGAATGCGTCGACTGCGATGGACATGTGAATGATGCCGTTCTCACGGTCTGTCGTAACTGTGAAATCTTCGATTTTCATACAACCTCCAAGTTAGTTTCCGGTGAGACGTCATTATTCAACAAAAAGGGAAAATGTAAATAGCGGTGGAATACCTGTCTGCTGAAATATAGAATCGTGGAACCGAAACTCCAGACCCTCGCATGAACGCATGGTCGATCCGCCCCGACTGGAGCGGCAACTACACGACGAACTACGCCTACAAGACGGAGGCGTTCGCTTCCCGCTCTGGGAGGGAGCAACGTCGCGCCTTGCGTCACAGTCCGCGCTTCTACTGCGAGTTCGATTTTCAGGCGCCAATGGCTGACTTCGACCGGCTGATGTTCGGCAAGCAGAACCAGCAGTTCATCATGCCCGACTACACGGAGTCCGAGACGCTGGCTGCCGCGACGACGATTGGCGGAACGACCGTCCAAGTGTCAGCAGTGCAGTCGTGGATGCGCAACGGCGAGTACGTGTCGGTCGATGGGGTGTCCGCACATCTCGTCACCAACGTAGCAGGAACGACGCTCACTGTGTCGCCGAACCTGTCGGCAGCCTGGCCTATCGGAACGACCCTGTTTCACGCCTACAGGGGCTTCGTGCAGCCCACGCTGCAGGTCGACACGCCGGTCAACACGATCAGCAAGGGGAAGATTCGCTTTGACGCGATCCCGGCGAGCCTGGCCCCCCTGACGCCGCCCGCAGCAGCGGTTGCATGGAACGGTCGAGAGGTGTTCCTGAAACGCCCCAATTGGGCGAACGCACCGCAGATCGAATACTCCTGGCCGGTCGAAGCAGTCGACTACGGGCGTGGGGCCGCGACCTACTATCAGGTGATCGACTTCTGTTCGAAGTCTGTCAAGGCCACCTACCTCGGGAAGACCCGGGCCGAAGTGCTGGAACTCCGCAACTTCTTCGACCGGATGCGCGGCATGCGCGGCGAGTTCTACGCGCCGACATGGAACCCCGATCTCGAACTGGTCGGAAACATCTCGTCGGGGAGCCACACGCTCACGGCCAAGGGTGCCACGGTTCCCGACAATACGGCATACCGGCAACTGGTCGTCGTCAAGGTCGACGGCACGCTGATTTACAACGAGGTGGCGTCAATGTCGATCGTCGCGGGAGATACCCCCATCGTCTGCGCAAATGCCTGGCCGGCGATCAATGCGGCTGACGTGCTGATGGTGTGCTGGATGCCGGCCTGGACGCTCGCCAGCGACATCCTGACGGTCAGTTGGGCCTCCGATCAGGTCGCCAACGTGGGGATCGCCATGCGAACCGTGGAGGACATCGATGTTTGACTTTTTCACCAAGAGCCGGTTCTTCGGTCGACCGATTGAACTCTACGAGTTCGTTTACGGCGACTCGGCGTCCGACAAATACTTCTTCACGGATGCCGATTACCCGATAGTCAAGTGGTCGGACACGTTCCTCCCGGTGCCTATCTCGAGATCGACCAGCGACAACTCCGGAACCCTGGACAAGTCCACGCTTGAGATTCGCATGCAGCGCGATAACCCGGTCGCCGAGTTGTTCCGGGTCTATCCGCCCAACCGGGCGGTCACGCTGACCGTTTTTCAGGGCGAGGCGGAAGACACTGACGGCCAATGGAAAGCCTTGTGGACGGGTCGCGTTCTCGCGGTCGGATGGGAGGGTTCGGAAGCCAAGATGGCGTGCGAGCCGATCTCTACGGCCATGCGACGGGTCGGTCTGCGTCGGAATTACCAGTACATGTGCCCCCACATCCTCTACGGCCCGAAGTGCGGAAAGAGCAAAACCAACGTTGCCGTGTCTGTCCTGGACTCAACGTCTCGCACCGTAACGGTTTCCGGATCGTTGGGCACTGTGGATCACTTCGTGGGCGGTGTCTTCGAATGGACGGACACGAACGGAGTACACCAGTCCCGAACAATAGTTTCCGCCATGCTCATCCCGGGTTCCGGCGTCCTGCTGAGGGTCAACGGGTTGATCCTTGGGTTGGGTGCCTCCGCTACAGTGGCGAAGGGTTGTCAGCACACGCTGTCGTTCTGCACGGATGTGCATAACAATCCGCATGCGTTCGGCGGGCAGCCGTGGATACCGCTGAAGAACCCCGTAAGTAACGTCTCGCCCTACTGAGGTCACCATGTTCATAGTCCAGATCATCGTCTCCATCGTCCTGGCCCTGCTGTCCTACTTCTTCGCGCCAAAGCCGAAGACGCCGAAACCCGCGTCGGCTACTGAAATGGAGAACCCAACAGCAGATGCCGGTCGACCGATACCTGTGGTCTTCGGTACGATTACGATCAAAGGGCCGAACTTCCTCTGGTACGGAGACAAGAAGGTGATCGAATACTCGGTGAAGGTATGACGCGGATCACGGTTGACGACATCCGGGAACTGCATTGCGCTCGCGGCATAAAGCAGTGGTTCGAGAATGCCGGGTTGGATTTCAAGTCGTTTCTCAAGGACGGGATCGACGCAAAGACACTGCTCGATACCGGGGACGCCCTGGCTATCCGGATAGTTGAAAGGAAAGTAAATGGGCGGGAGAAGTAAAGGAGCGAATACTCAGGTATCTGCCTACTTGATGTCTCTGCACGTCGGTTTCTGCTACTCCGTCGACGTGTTGTTGGAGATTCTCGTCAAGGAGAAGTCCGTTTGGAAGGGCAGGTCGACGTCGAATGAAACCCTGACCATCGACCAGAAAAACCTGTTCGGCGGCGAGAAAAAGGAGGGCGGGCTGCTCGGCGGTGTCGAGATCATGCACGGTCGATCCGATCAGGTGATGCGGGAAGACCTCGCCAACCGGCTCGGAAAGACGGCTGCGACGGCCCCCGGCTTCCGTGACATTCTCAGTTTCTTCTTCTACGGCGCACCCGGCCTCGGGTTCATGTGGTCGCACAATTACCCATACCTACACACGATCTGGGCGCGTGTGACCCGGACAAAGAACGGCGGAACGCAGTGGTATCCGTCGAAGGTAGAAATATTAAGCAATGCTTTGGGTTCGTCAGTGAGCTATGAGGTTGGTCTGGCCTCATACACCAGTAGCACAACGGGAACAGACGGATTCGATTTCACGCTGACGGACGAAGGTTCCGTAACCGTCGTGGCGAATAGCACTTGGAGCTACACGCCGTTCGACGTCTACTACGATTTCACGAACGTATGGACAGTCCAGTTCGGCATAAAGAACATGGACACAGGTCATATCGATCTGTACTGGCCCCACGAAACACACGGGTATAACACGAAAGCGGAAGCGGATGCCGCATTGATCGGGCTATCCATAACCACACCGCTGCTCCAGCCGGGAAACTACCGCTTCTTCCTGTACGACGCCGAGGTGGATGACAATCGAGGGGTCGGAAACTACTCGCTACTGGTCAGCACGGGCTGCCCTGACATGAACCCTGCCCACATCATCCGCGAGTGCCTGACGAACACCGACTGGGGCATGGGCCTGCCGTCTTCTAAGATCGACGACGCGGCCTTCACCGAAGCCGCGGACATCCTCTACGACGAGGGGTTTGGGCTATCGATGGTGTGGTCGGGCCAATCCAGCGTCGAGACGTTCGTCGACGAAGTCCTAGAACACATCGACGGAGTCTACGGCGTCGACCCTTCGACCGGGAAAATCTACATCCGGTTGATTCGCGGCGGGTACGACCTCGGCTCGCTTGAGGAACTGACCGAAGACGATGGCAAGATCACTCAGTTCAATCGCAAAGCCGTCGAAGAGACGACCAACGAAATCGTCGTCACCTGGACGAACCCGGACAACGAGGGCGAAGAAACCGTTTCCGTCCACGACCTCGCCAACTACGCAGCGCAACAGACGATCATCTCGTCCAGCCGGAATTACTACGGAATCCGTTCGTCTTCGCTCGCCATCCGGGCTGCGCTCCGGGAGTTGAACAAGGCTTCGCAGCCGTTGGCGAGCTTCGAGATGCAGGTGTCTCGCAAAGCATGGAACTACAAGCCCGGCGACGTACTCAAGATCACTTCTGCAGAATACGGACTTAACGCGCTGCCGTGCCGGATCGTCAAGACGAACTACGGCAAGCCTGGCGAAATGGCGATCAAGTTGACCCTGATCGAAGACGTATTCGAAATGCCCGAGTCCAGTTACATCGTCGCGGAACCGACGCTGTGGGAGCCTGTGGTTCCCGAGATTGCTGCCGTGTCGAACGCGCTTGTTATCACCGCCCCGTACTTCGCGCTGGCCCGTACCTTGGGTGACGCGGCAGCCTCTGGGGTGACGGATACGGAAGCCTACAGTCTGATCCTCGCTCAAAGTAGCGGACTTGTCGAACTATTCACATCGTCGGTCAACGCTGCCGGGAACACCAGCTATGCCTCTGCCGGAACGATCGAACCCTGCGGACGGGGAACCCTGGCGTCCGGACTCGCTCAGGAAGTCACATCGACGGTGAGCCTGTCAGGATATTCAGGCATTGACCTGGCTTCCGGGATTTTCCTGCTGATCGGAACGGAAGTCGCCATTGTCGAAAGCGTGTCCCCGCTGGTCGTTCGCCGGGGCATGCTGGATACGGTGCCGAAGGTGTGGGCTGTCGACACCGAGGTTTGGGCTTTCGACTGGAACGCCGATCTCAGCGACGAAGTTGAACACCTTGTCGGCGCTACCGTCAACTACCGACTGGCACCGGACGGACAGGGCGGCGATCCGTACATCGCTCGTTCGGCGACCCTGACGAAGCGGGCCGTGCGTCCGTATCGCCCGGCGAACGTGAAGATCAACACGCAAATGTGGCCTGCGGTAATCACGGGGGAACTCTCGCTGACGTGGGCACACCGCAACCGTCTTGTCGAAACGTCCGTGCCGCTAAAGTGGGACGAAGCGTCGACTACACCGGAAGTTGGAACAACTTACAACGTGAAGTTTTACTCGGACGAAGTGTTGGTTAAGAGCGAGTCGTCGTCGGGTACATCTTCCGGACTCACTTACGTCGAAGAAACAGCCTCGCCATCCGACCCCCACGAAGCGAATGTCGTCCTGCGGATGGACATGGAAGGCGCAACCCCGGTCGACGCAAAAGGTCACACGATCACGGTACATGGTGATGCCCAAATATCGACGGAGCAGTTCAAGTGGGGGTCGTCATCGCTGAAATTTGATGGCGCAGGTGACTACCTTACTTTCTCGACCGCATCCGACCTAAACTTCGGATCGAATGATTTCACCTGGAGGGCATGGATATACCGAAAAGCTGTGACCGAGGGCGCTTACGCTGATGCGATCTGGTGTTCTGTCGCCGGGCCTGTCGGTTTCGCCATCGGCATAAACCCTGACGGAAAGATCGGCCTGGCAATCGACTCGTCGGGCGGAGGTGATTGGGACATACGCAAGGGTGTTGACCCCGGCGACCCACGTGGATCGCATGTCATCCCGTTGAATACGTGGACACACATCCAAGTCTGCAGGAGCGGGAATACGTTCTATGGCTTTGTGAACGGGGAGATCGACCAGACGTTCACCAGTTCGGCAGCGATAAGCAACGCCGGAAGCGGCCATCACCTTGGACACTGGCACGACGGTTGGACACGGTATTTCAACGGCTACATCGACGATCTTGAAATAACGGTAGGTGTGGCCCGGAACACGTCGGACTTTACCCCACCGGGTTCGCTGAGTCCGGAACTTAGCGGGATCGGCGGTCGTCTGCGGGTGACGGTTGAATCCGTCCGTGACGGTCACACCTCGGAGCAGATGTTCGACCATTCGTTCGCTCGTGCCGGCTACGGGCTACAATATGGAAACTACTACGGAGGCATCTAATGGCATCTTCAACAGAACCGAGAAGCGGGCTGGTCTACGGTTGGGCAACGGGTGAGACAGGCTGGAAGACCGGTATGGACAACAACCTGCTGTGGCTCGGGCAGTTTGCCACCCACCTGTCGGTCAAGGATCGTGACCTCGCTACGCCACCGGGAAGCCCTACTGCCGGCGATACCTACATCGTCGCAGCGTCACCTACAGGGGCGTGGGTCGCTCACGCCGGACACGTCGCAGTCTGGACAGGAAGCGCATGGGTCTTCGGAACGCCACGGGTGGGCTGGCTGGCTTACCTCGAAGACGAGGAAAAACTGACGGTTTTCAAGTCGGGAGGCTGGTCAGCCGGAATCGCAATCTGATAGAATCCGGAAAAACCCAAATGAGTGCCAATATGCCCGAAAGACCGTCAACCCTCTGGACATGGATCGTTGAGTATTCCCCGTGGCTGTCCACCTTCGCTCTGTCCATGTTCGCGGCTTTCGCACAGTACGCCGGCAAAGTACGCAATGGCGGCAAGTGGGCGTGGGGCGAACTGACCCTGGACAGTGTGATCTGCGTATTCGTCGGGCTGCTGACTCACTTACTCTGCGTATGGCAGGGTATAGACGGGCCAGCCCGGTCAGTCCTCGTAGCGATCAGCGCCCACATGGGCACTCGGGCCATGATGCAGTACGAGAACATCCGCGACCGCATCCTAGGTCAAGTCGAGTAGATCACCTGACCGTCAACCACGATACGGCGTCCCGGGATGTGCTGTTTCTGCGCCGCGTGGACAAGGCCGTAATTCTCGCCGAACTTCTTGCGCTGACTCTCGCGGTAGCGTTTGCACTTTAGCGCCGCCTTCAAGGGTTCCGATCGAACGGCGTCCGTCCCTGCGCCCCAACGGTACAGCGCGGTCGGCGGGCCGCATCTTCCACGTCTCCAGCTTGCGATGTGAATCACCCCTTGGTTGCGCAGGTAGCGCAGTATCCGGGAGGCGTGTCTGTCGGCAGTGTGTGCGGCCAGCGCGACCTCCCGGATACTGCGCGTACCCTGACGGATCGCCTCGACGACACGCTGGTACACCGCGCTCTGCTCGAATGTGTATTTCAGTTCCATTTCCATACCAATGTCGGGCGACCGAAGGAGTTGGGCTGCGTTCCTACGATCTCAACGTTGTCGAGTTTCTTGAGCTTCTGTCCCAACGAACTCGGATGATAGCCGAGGAAGACCGCCAGATCGGTCGTGGTTGCTTCGTAGCCGAAATGCTCGAACGCCTTGCGATACCGCTCAACGGCCTTCGCTTTCAGCGTAGCCCTATGACGTTCAATCGTTTCCGCTGAGCGAGCGGCCCGGGGTTTCTTTGGCGGCAGGCCAATCAGGTCATCGATGAACCCCACTACTTCCTCCCGGGGAGGTGTTCCCACACCAGAATCAGCAGGAACGCGAGAACGAACAGGCAGGTAAACAGGTCGCCGAGGTATACCGCACAATCGTAGTAAAAGCGACCGTCCCAAGGGAACGTTGAAAAGAATCCGCTCACGACATCGGCTCCAGGTAATCGAAAGTACACCCGAGCATACTGGCCTGCCGGGCGGCAACCACGTTGAGCACGTTGTAATCGCCGAACATAACAAAGGCGAACATGCAGCCGAACTGGTCGTACATCCATGCACGGTAGGTCATTTTGCGGCCTCAGCGGCGAGGGCGGCGTAAGCCACCTTGTCTTCGAAATCGTCGGCTACGTAGACTCCGTAGGTCGAGCGGGTCATCTTCAGCAGCTCCATGAAGTGCCAGCCCTGCACCTCGGTCAACGTGGTGCCGTAGATCGCGTTGAACGCCTGCACGGTCTTCGCCATCGACTTCTCACCGTTCGGCTGGTCGCGTTGCTTGGCGCGTTCTTCGATCAGGTCGGCGGCTTTGCGGAGGATCGATTGTGCGGTTGGTACGGCGACCTTCAAGCACGTAGCCTCAAGGGGTCGCCAGTATTTAACCTCGTTCCAGTTGATCGCTCGTTCAGCGCCGAATTGGCGGGCGTCGTTATGCAAGATTACCTCGACTTCGCCTTCGGGCGGCGATCCGCCGTGAAAGCGACGCCAACCGGGTGAGTAGGCTACGATGTCGCCTTGGTCGCCGGTATGCCCCCAACGAAGGTTGTCTACGGGGCGAGCGCCCTGGATAGCCCCACTCCGAAAACGAACCAAACCCGGATGGGTAATCGGGCACTCCCCGCCGTCCCATTCAGTCCACATACGGCACCCCCAACTCTCCGGTCTTCACGGTAAGGCCGTCCAGGGCTTCCCAACTGACGTTCGGGTTGCTGGTGGCCTCGTTGCCGCCGAGGCGGATGAAACCGCCGCCCCAAGCCGCGTACAGGCGCTTGTCGCGCCGGTAGACCTTCTTCTGGTAGTAGACGCCCTTCGACCGCAGGATCACCTGCGCGTCATCGATGATATGAAAGAGGTTCATAGAAATAGTCCGATGATGGAGAGTACAAGAAGCACGACGAACACTGGCCGGGGATTGGGCGGCTCGTCGAACGGGAAGGAGCGCGAGATCTGGGACTCTTCTCGCTCAGAGATCATTTGCATTTTTCACCCCCGAAGGCTTCGAGCAATTCAGCCCACAGGCGGGTGACGTGCGTCGAGATGACGAAGGCGTTGCTGTCCGGATCGTCCAGCTTGCTCGCCGGATACTTCATCCCCTTGACCACGAATTCGTCAGTCAGGCGGAACGGAACCTCGTCGTAGATCAGTTCGAGTTCGGTAACTCGCTCAATGATCCGCTCGATTTTCGAGTCGCTCAGGTCTACGCCTTTTCCGGAAATGACTGAGGATTGACCGGCTTCGGATTCAGCGCCCTTGGATTTGAAGCTGCTGCCTAGCGACAGTCTGTCGGGGAGGTACGCACCATCCGGGGAGTCTATACCTTCGAGGAAAATGTCGCCCTTAGAATCAATCCAGCAGGAGAACGTCGCCGGGATGTCAGCGTTGACCGCGACCGGCAGGTAGCGCAGTTGCGGTTCTTTTTCCTCGCTTGCAGCGAACAGCGCGTGTACCAGCAGGTCGAGCAGCGCCTTGCACTTGTTCATGCTGCCGGCGCCAACGATGATCGACTTGCCGTAGATCAGGGCGTGCGTCTTGAACTCGAAGATCGGGGCTTTCGGCCGCATGGCGGCAACGACTTCCTCTTCGATCTCGCGGAGGGTCTTGCGACCAGGCTTGTGTCCGTTCAACTTCTCGAACTCGGTAGCCCGTTGCGCGACGACCGGCTTGATGACTTTCTTGGGCAACAGGCGTTCCTGCGTCAGCATTTCCAGGTGGAACAGGCCGGGCATGACTTCGGCCAAGTGCGTGAAACCGTGACCTCGGGCTTGCAGGGGCCGCAGGTCGACCGGCGGGCAGGCTTGGACGGCGTTCTCCAGTTCGAGGGTCAGTTCTCGGTCGATGCGGAAGAGGCGCATCGCGGCAAAGTCTTTGGCATTCATAGTGACTCCTTGGTTGGTGTGAGTCCATTCTAATTCAACTAAATGTAGAAAGTAAATAGGTTTGGTTGAAATATTTTTGGGTGGCGCGTTGACCCGAGTCTCGTGGGGTCGACAGGGGTGGCTCGATTTTCGGCTGGAATTCTTTCGGGCGCGTTCGGAAAAGTTCTCAGTCACGTGAGGGTTCCAAGGGTGTTGACCTTTCCGGGTCGTCCGGCTTGGAGGACGGAAGGGGTCTGGATTTCACGCGGCTCGGTCGCAGGACTGGCGGACTGGCGGGCTATCGATTGGGTGAAAGTCAGTGAGCACTTACTAACGTGAGTGAGTACACGCTAACCTGACGGGCTGGCGTTGATCCTGGGCTGCCCTGCTGCGCTCTGACGGGCTGGCGTTGATCCTGGGCTGCCCTGCTGCGCTCTGACGGGCTGGCGTTGATCCTGGGCTGCCCTGCTGC